CAATTACTCATCGAATACCCTCGCTAGTTTATTATATTTATTTTGAAGTTTATAATTTCTATAAATTAAAACTTCCTCTCTATCCTCAAGATACTTTTTATCTTTTAATAAGGATCTTAAAACGTGGATAAGATCCATATCTTTATATTTAAGATATTGTTTTTTAGATGTTGAATAATATTCTTGATTGCTAAATTCAACAACGTCACAAGGCAATTTGCGATCTATATCAATTTTTAAATGTTCAAGATATTTTTTTAAACTATATTTATTTATTTGTTTTTTCATTATTGAACCCTTTCAATTATGTTGTTTTTAATTGTAATTTTTGCAAACCATTTTCTATTAACATCGCAACCAATCACAATCCCATTTGGTTTGTACTCATCCTTAAAAATATTAGTTTCGGAATAGTCAAGCTCCGATCCTATATTGTTTTTAAGTTCCTTTTTTGTTTTATAATATAATTGTATTGTCATATTTCCCTTTTTGTTATTGTTTATTTAAGATCAACTACAAACCCAGAATTATCTCGGTCAAGTTTACCTTTACTATTTAAAGTTAATTTTTCTTTTAAGCCTACAACTACATTCTTATCATCTAAGAATCTTAAGTCATGCTCATCACCATTTATAACTTTAAAACCTTTATAAGTTTTTGGCAGTTTATTTCTAAAAACTACCGCAACATTGCCACCGGCTTTTAAAACTTGAGTTGTTTCAAAGTCGTTAGCCTCGTTCCTGCTAAATGTTAAATGATAATTTTTTGGCAGCTCCCCTCTTAAATACTTAATCATTCTATTAAAATGCTTTGTATAATCATAAAATTGCACATTCGGAAAGTCTTGCATAAAATTAAATTTAGACTTCTCAAACATAATATCTGAAGTTGTATTTAATCTAATGACTGCTTTTAATCCGTGCTTGTTACAGTTGATTTCATGATTTCTTATTTCTTTAGCTGCCATGTATTTAAATTTCGCTTGATCTTTAAATAATAATAAAGTTCTATTAACCCTGCCTAGTGTTTTTTGTGGCATAAAAACTGGATTTCCTGCCTCGTGCAAACAAGCCTCTTTACAACCTTTTGAGGCACTTGCACAAGTATTGAACCCACTTATATTTGAGGGTGCAAGATTTAATCTTTTAATCCAATATTTTTTAAGGCTTTCAATCTTTAAGTTTTTATCTGTCTTAGGATTGCCATTTGTAAACATTAACTTAGTCAAGTCATGATAAGTAGGTTTTGTTTTTTGTAGTGTCATATTTTCCCTTTTGTTTTTATTTATAATTATACTATCATTATATTTTTATAATTGGTCATATTGTCGCATATTAGATTGACCATAAATGCAAGATATAAAGCATTAATGAAGTTAAAAAAGTTGTAGTAAATACAAAGAATAATATTTTATAAATCATCTAGATTGACCGACTTTCCAAAACTTCTCATTGCTTTGTATTTGTTACCATTTACAAAAACTAAATATTGTTGATCTATTCCATTTTCACAAATCTCAATAGCTGTTTTCATATCATTAGTTTCAAATGTTTGAGGTTGAACCCATGCTGATTGATATTCTATTTTAATTGTTTTCATTGTTTCCTTTTTGTTTATCTTCTACTTCTTGTATTACTTGTTTGGCTTGTTTTAATGTTGATGCAATATCTATAATTTCATCCTCAATTTCAATTTGCCAACCATTATCAAACAAATCGAAATTTTGTTCGACAGTATAAATATTATTATTTATTGTTATTTGATAATATCCCATTTGTATTTTTTTTGTTTTCATAATCTCAATATATCAAATCAATTAATTTATTATATGTGCATAATGTCGCAGTTTATAGTTTATAATCATTCTAAGTTTATATTAAAAATGTTTAAAATATTATAGGGTTTAAAATGTTGCTATTCTAATATATCAAGCCGTCAATTTTTTTTATGCGATATAACTAACGGGTCAATAATACTGACCTATATTCTTCCGATAATTCTCGGTTATAAGAAAAAAATATTATTACTTTGGATAACCGATATTATCACTACTAATAATTTATAGATTAATAGTAATATTTTACAGGACAGATTGCTTTTTTTCTAAAATGTTGACCCCCTATACCCCTAGACGCACCCACCATTTATTATATATATATACACCGAACTGTAGGACACCTTTACACACAGACACCTTTATACACACCCACACCTTTTACTTTCAATAACCTCAAAATAAACTATATGTGGTATATGAACTATTTTTCATCAGAAGATCTAGATTGTGTTTGCTTTATTGAAGAAAAATCTAACAATGTAGTAATTAAATTCTTTGGTATACCTAACAATGAGTCTGCTGAGTTATTTACATCTTACATTATGATGAGACTAGGATTTGAATACACACCTTTTGGAGAGCAAAACTTTAGCAAATCAATTCATTAGTTATGGCTTCAAAACTAAAACCTAAAGATAATAAGTTTCACAAAGGTAATGGAGATGATGGTAAACATTATTGGCTTACTCCAGATGATTTAATGAAAGAACTTAATGATGAATTTAAGTTTGACTTTGATCCTTGTCCATATCCTAAACCAGAAGATTTTGATGGATTGACTAATGAATGGGGTAAATCAAATTATGTAAATCCACCATTTGGATCAATAATACATGAAGGTAAAAAGAAAGGTCCTACAGCATGGGTAAGAAAATCTATAGCTGAACATGAAAAAGGCAAAGATGTTGTATTTGTTTATCCTATAGATAAATGGGTATTAATGATGATTAAAGCTGGAGCAGAAATAAGAAACCTTGGAGATGTTAAATGGTTAGCAACAGAAGATAAATCAAAAGGAAAAGGAACAGGTAGACATATTGCTTGTTTTGTTTTGAAGAAATAATATGGATATTAAAATACCCTACACCCCAAGAAAGCACCAGGCTCACTTACACAAACAAATAGATAAGCACAGATGGAATGTATTAGTTTGCCATAGAAGGTTTGGTAAAACAGTATGTATGATCAACCACCTAATTAGGTCAGCATTACTGTCCAAACTCAAGAACCCTAGATTTGCATACATAGCTCCAACTTTCAAACAAGCTAAAAGTATTGCATGGGATTACATGAAACAGTTCACCGCCAAAATACCCCACACCAAGTTTAACGAAACAGAGCTAAGAGTAGATTTGCCAAATGGTTCTCGTATCACCTTGCTAGGCTCAGAGTCTCCAGATGGATTAAGAGGGATTTACCTTGACGGATGTGTCATTGATGAATATGCAAACGTCAACAGTAAGTTATTTCCAGAAATTATTAGACCAGCATTATCAGATCGTAAGGGTTATTGTGTGTTTATTGGAACACCAATGGGAATGAACAACAACTTTTATGAGCTGTACCAACACGCACAAGGTGCGGATGATTGGTTTAACTACAAAGCAAAAGCTAGTGATACTAAGATTGTAGACAATGATGAGTTGGTCAAAGCAAAAGAAGTTATGGGTGAAAAAAAGTATCAGCAAGAGTTTGAGTGTGATTGGATTGCCAACATAGAAGGTGCAGTATATGGAGATGTAATATCTAAAATGGATGATGATAAACAATTATCTAGAGTTCCCTACGATCCTGCTTTACCTGTATCTACTGCATGGGATCTCGGGGTCTCCGACCATAGTGCTATTATATTTTATCAGCAGCTTGGAAGATCCATAAGCATTATTGATTATCATGAAGAGAGAGGTCAAGGTTTACCTTACTATGTTCAGCTTGTTAAAGACAAAGATTATGTTTACAAGGATCACTTTGCACCACACGACATTGAAGTTACCGATTTTGGTAATGGCAAGACCAGGAGAGAGGTCGCCTACCAATTAGGAATTAGGTTCAAGGTAGTTCCAAAAATTCCACTAGAGGATGGTATACACGCAACCACAATGACCCTGCCTAGATGTTGGATTGATACAGACCATTGCAAAAAGTTAATAGATGCGTTAAGACATTACCACAGGAAGTATATTGATAAAAATAGAATGTTTAGATCAAAGCCTGTACACGATTGGAGTTCACACGCTTGTGATGCTATGCGTTACCTTGCTGTTGGACTACAAGAAATTAATACTAGACAATCGGCTCCACAAAGTGTAGCAGATAATAGTTACAGGATTATATAATTATGGGATCTATTTTAAAACCAAAAATACCACCACTACCACCAGTTCAACCTGCACCAGAACCACCTAAAGCAGAAATTTCAGCAGAGGAAAAAGAAGCTATTGCACAAGAACAGGCAGCAGTTGAAAGAAGAAGAAAAGGTAGACAGTCTACAATACTTACTACACCCCTTGGTATACAAGAAGATGAAGAGTCTCAACTAGAAACTTTATTAGGTAAATAAATGTTAGATAAAATTAAAAAAATTTTTAAAAGAAAACCAAAAGCTAAACCTTTAGTTTTAAAAGATGAAAAAAGAACTTACGAAAAAAAAATAGATCATAGTAATGATATTACTTTTGAAAACGAAATTGCAAAACCAGAAGTTAAATCTGAAACAAAAGAAACAAAATCAGAAACAACTTCATCACTAACATTCGGAGAATAGTATGGGTTTTGGAGGACCAGGACAAGACGGAGGAGGAACAACAAAAAGCAATAAAAAAGCTATAGAAGATACTGAAGTTTCAGCTTATGAAAAAGAATTTGCAAAAAAAAAAGCAAAAGAACAAGCAGAAGCTAATGTAGAACTGGGTTTAGATCAACCTGATTTTACATCTGTTACAAAAGACGTTTTAAATCCAAACAACAATGTTCAAGAAAAAAAAAAAACCACTACTACCAATATAGGAAATGGTGGTAATGATGGTGGAAATAATAATACACCACCACCAACTATACTTAAAAAAACTGCTGGTGGTCAAACTGTACAAACTACAGCACCTACAGAAGCTGAGTTATCACAAAGTGCTGCAGCAGATGCAGAAGAATACGATTTAAGAAAAACAAAAAAAAAAGGAAGATCAATGACAACATTAACTTCATCAATAGGTTTAACAGATGATAAATTAATATTAGGCAAGAAAAGTTTATTAGGATCATAATGGCAAGAACAGATTTAAGTAAAAATTTATTATCAAGATATGAGAAGCTAGAAGGTCAAAGGCAAAACTGGGAAACGCATTGGCAGGAAGTTGCAGATTATATGCAACCAAGAAAAGCAGATGTAACTAAAACTAGAGCTAGAGGTGATAAAAGAAACGAATTAATTTTTGATTCTTCTCCAATACAAGCAGTAGAATTATTAGCAGCATCCCTACATGGTATGTTGACTAACCCATCAACACCTTGGTTTACCCTAAGATTTAAAGATGAAGATGTTGAGAATGAAGATGAAGCAAAAATTTGGTTAGAGTCTGCAACAGAGGCAATGTACACAGCATTTAACAGATCAAACTTCCAACAAGAAATATTTGAATTGTATCATGATTTAATTACGTTTGGAACTGCTGCAATGTTTATTGAAGAAGATGATGAAGATTTAATTAAATTTTCAACAAGACATATCAACGAAGTATTTGTTGCAGAGAATGACAAAGGTAGAATTGATACAATCTTTAGAAGATTTAAAATATCTGCTAGAGCTGCGTTACAAAAATTTGGCGACAATGTTTCTTCAGACATACAAGGTATCTTTAGAAAAGATCCTTATCAAGAAGTAGAAATACTACACGCAGTTTATCCAAGATCAGATTTTGATCCTAAGAAAAAAGATAAAGAAAATATGCCATTTGAATCTGTTTACTTAGAATATAAAAATGGAAATGAATTATCTATATCTGGATTTAAAGAGTTTCCTTTTGTAGTACCAAGATACTTAAAAGCATCAAACGAAATTTATGGTAGATCTCCAGCAATGACAGCTTTGCCAGACGTTAAGATGCTAAATGAAATGTCTAAGACTACAATTAAAGCTGCACAGAAACAAGTTGACCCACCATTATTAGTTCCAGATGATGGTTTCCTACTTCCTGTTAGAACTGTACCAGGTGGATTAAATTTTTATAGAAGTGGTACAAGAGATAGAATTGAACCATTAAACATTGGTGCAAACAATCCATTAGGTTTAAACATGGAAGAGCAAAGAAGAGATGCAATAAGAGCTGTGTTCTATGTTAATCAGTTAATGATGCAACAAGGTCCACAAATGACAGCAACAGAAGTTATCCAAAGAAACGAAGAGAAGATGAGATTACTTGGTCCAGTATTAGGTAGACTACAATCAGAATTATTAAAACCATTAATTGATAGAGTGTTTGCAATACTACTTAGAAACAATATGTTGCCACAAGCACCAGAGTTTTTATCTGGTAAAGATATAGAAATAGAATATGTATCTCCACTTGCTAAAGCACAAAAATCTTCAGAGCTACAATCTATTATGAGAGCAATAGAAATATTAGGATCACTTGCAAACGTAGCACCAGTATTTGATTATGTTAATTTTGATAATCTTGTGAAACACTTGGCAGACATAGTTGGTATGCCACAGAAATTATTAAAATCACAAAACGAAGTTAATGCTCAAAGACAAGAACAAGCAGCACAAGCTGAACAACAACAACAAATGGCACAAATGCAACAAGTTGCACAAGCCGCAGGAGATGTAGCACCACTAGCGAAAGCGTTGCCTCAAGAGGCACAAGCTCTAGCAAATGCTGAAGTGGAATAGTATGGAACCAAATAAACAACTAGAAAAACTTATAGAAGGGTTAAGAAAAAATTACGAATACATATTCAATACAGAGGAAGGCAAAGAAGTCTTGCTCGATCTTGAAAAAAGATGTCATTATCATTCTACCACTAACGTCAAAGGTGATAGCCATGAAAGTGCATACATGGAGGGACAGCGTAGTGTTCTTCTATTTATTAAATCAATGCTACGAAAGGATAAAGGAAAATAATATGTCAAGCGAACAGATAACACAGGAAACTGTGCCTGTAGAAACAACGACTACAGAAACAGTACAACCAACAGCAACACCAACACCAGTTGCAAAAGCAGATACACCAGCACCACAAACATCTTGGAAAGATTCTATTAGTGAAGAGTATAGAGCTGATCCTAATATAGAAAAATTTACTGAGATAGATGCGTTAGCAAAAAGTTACATCAACGCAACTAAAATGATTGGTCAAGATAAAGTTGCTATACCAAATAATAATTCTACAGACGATCAATGGAATGAAGTTTATGCAAAACTTGGTAGACCAGAATCTGCTGATAAATATTCTTTAGATGTAAAATCTGAAGTAGTAAATTTAGATGAAGGTGCAATTAAATCTTTTACAGAAAATGCTCATCAACTTGGTTTAAATAATAAACAAGCTCAAGGTATCTTAGAGTTTTATAAAAATAATATGGAAGGTACTGCACAGCAATCAAAGATTGATACTGAAACTGCACAAGCTCAAGCTGAACAACAGTTAAGACAAGAGTGGGGTAGAGACTTTGATGGTAAAGTTAAGCAAGCTGGAGCATTAGCTAAAGCAAATATTAATCCAGAAGTTTTAGATATGCAATTACAAGATGGAACAAGAATAGGTGATCATCCAGAAATTATAAAAGGTTTTGCAAAGATTGCAGGTATGATGTCTGAAGATAAAATTCTTGGTACTGAAAGTGAAAACGTAGATACTACTAAAGATATTGAATCTGAAATTGCAGCATTATCTAATGATAAAAATGGTCCATACTGGAATAGAATGCACCCAGATCATGATAAAGTTGTACAACAAGTTTATACTTTAAGAGAGATGTTAAATGCAAAATGATAATCATCTTAATGATAAAGAAATTCGCTTAGAAATACTGCGGTTGATAAAGGAGACAGGTTCTGAACAACAGAAAAATAATCCCTTGCCAATCGCAGATATTTATTATAAGTGGATTAATAGTAAGACAATTCGAAAGAACCTTACAGACAAGAAGGAGAGACTCTAGTCTAACAGACTTTAAATGCAAGAGATGCCTACCTATTGGTGGAGAACCTTTCTGATTATTTTAAATCAACAATAATATGGAGAGACAAATATGTCATCACAAATAACTACAGCTTTTGTACAGCAGTATTCTGCTAACATACAAATGCTATCTCAACAAATGGGATCGTTATTAAGAGACAAAGTCAGAACTGAAAGTGTTACAGGTAAAAATGCTTTCTTTGATCAAGTTGGCTCAGTAACTGCTGTTTTAAAAACTAGCAGACATTCAGACACTCCTCAAATAGATACACCTCACTCAAGAAGAAGAGTATCTCTTGCGGATTATGAATTTGCTGATCTTATTGATCAACAAGACAAAGTAAGACTCTTAATTGATCCTACTTCATCTTACGCTCAAGCTGCTGCTATGGCAATGGGTAGAGCAATGGATGATGTGATTATTGCAGCTGCAACTGGTACTGCCTTCACAGGTGAAACTGGTGCAACTTCAACTGCTGCTCAAACTGCAATCGCTGCAGGTGGAGCTGGTTTAACTATTGCGAAATTAAGAACTGCTAAGCAGACTTTTGATCTAGCAAGTGTTGATCCCTCAATCCCAAGACACATTATCGTGGGACCAGAGCAAATCACAAACCTTTTATCAACAACTGAAGTAACAAGTTCAGATTTCAATACTGTAAAAGCATTAGTACAGGGTGAAATCGACTCGTTCCTTGGGTTTAAATTTACTGTATCAAACAGACTTGCAAAATCTGGTAATGACAGAACTTGCATAGCTTTCGCACAGGATGGAATCACTCTTGCGATTGGTAAAGACGTATCAGCTAGAATAGACGAAAGAGCAGACAAATCTTACGCTACTCAAGTTTACTACTGCCAATCAATCGGTGCTACTAGAATGGAAGAAGCAAAAGTTCTTGGTATAGTATGTCAAGAAGCGTAATAGGAGGATATTAATATGGCTACAGTTTATTCGATACAAAAGACTAAATGGGATCAGAACGTACCTTCCGAAAAGATAGACACTACTGAACTAAGTGGTAGAGTAAGAGTTGCTCATGCAGAGTATGAAGCATCTTCTCTAGCATCTGGTGATGTGATTCAAATGTTTAATTTACCAAATGGTGCAAGAATCATTTCTGGTAGATTAGCACATGACGCATTAGGTGGTTCAACTACTTTGTCAGTTGGTTATGCTGCTCACAATAATGCAGCTGGTACTGCTGTAAGTTTAAGTGCTGCTGCTTATAAAGCGGCTGCTGCTTCTACTTCTGCAACTGCAGTTAACGCTGCAAATACTATTGCATTAGGTGAAAACTCACTTGTAGACGCTGATAAGGATGGACTTCCTGTTTCAGTAACTATGGGTGGTGCTGCAGGTACTGGTACTATTCAATTAACTATGATGTACGTTATAGATTAATTAATAAAATTTTAGGGGATGGAAGCGAGAGTGGAAATCCCCTAGAGTGCATGAAAAAGATACAAGATTTAAAACCTGTATTACATTTTAAAAAAGATAATTATGTATATAGGTATGTGTTAGTAGATAGGTTTAAACATGATACTAAATATCATTATGGCTTTGATACTAAAGAAGAGAAAACTGAAGCAGAAATATTTGCTTTAGAAAAAGATAGACAGATAAGGCGTAAGTATATTATAAGGAAGTAGTATGGCATCAACAGTAGATATTTGTAATGGAGCATTAAATCAATTAGGTGCAACAACTATACTTTCACTTACAGAAGATTCAAAAAACGCAAGACTTTGTAATCAAAGATATACTCAAGTAAGAGATAGTGTATTTAGATCACACCCTTGGAACTGTTTACAAAAAAGAATTGAACTAGCTGCAGATACTACAGCTCCTGCATGGGGTTTTAGTTATGCTTACACATTACCATCAGATTGTTTAAGGTTGCTACGAATATTAGATTATGATTCTAATTACAAAGTAGAAGGTAGAAAAATATTATCTAATACATCTAGTATGAAAATATTATATGTTGCTAGAGTTACTGATCCCAATGAATATGATGAGTTGTTAAGAGAAACTTTATCTGCTGCATTAGGTGCTGATATTGCTTTTGGAGTTACTTCTAACAATCAAACAGCTCAAAATATGTATCAACTATTTCAAGATAAATTAAGAGATGCTAGATTTGTAGATTCAACTGAAGGTCAAAATATAGAACAAGATCTAGGTATGGCAGACGCAATAGACGCAGGTACATTTATTAACTCAAGGTACTAACCTATGGCTAGAGTTGCAGTTCAATTAACGAACTTTACAGGTGGTGAATTATCTCCAAGATTAGATGGTAGAAATGATTTAGCAAAATATTCATCTGGTTGCTCAACCTTAGAAAACTTAATAGTATATCCACATGGCTCGGCAGCTCGTAGACCAGGTACAAATCATGTTGCTGAAGTAAAAGACAGCACAAAAAAAACAAGACTAATACCTTTTGAATTTTCTACAACACAAACTTATATGCTAGAGTTTGGCGATCAGTACATAAGATTTTATAAAGACAATGGTCAAATATTATCTGGTGGTTCAGCTTATGAAATATCTACACCATACTTAGAAGCAGAACTATTTGATTTAAAATTTGCACAGAGTGCAGATGTTATGTACATTTGTCATCCTAATCATGAAGTAGAAAAATTATCTAGAACAGGTCATACATCATGGAGTTTAACAGATGTTGATTTTACTA